CCGAAGTCGTTCTTGCATCCAAATTGACAATGCCTTTTTGTTTCTAAGCATTTTGTTCGTCAATAAAACGTAGGCACCCGCTTCTTTCGTCTCGAGCGTTTTGCTATTGATTCCTAAACCGCTTTGTTCTACATCATGCCCTTCACCAACAGGGGCAAACTCAATGTCATCCAGCATCCCGTCATCTGTTTGTCCTATAATAGGCAAATCAAATTTCTCGTCTGGGTATTGTGAATCCGTCGGTAACTCTATACAATACTGCCTCAGAGAGTGGGGTCGGATACTCTTAAAAAACTCATCAGAGTCTGAACGGGACAAAAAGTATGCACCCGTAATCCCTGTACCACTTATAATGTCGGCTTTTTGAGAGGGCGCGCCTGCCTTGGCCTGTTGCATTTCATAGATTTTACCTGCGTATTCATCCCATGAAGCACCGAGCTCTTCACCTTGAGCAACTGATTTTGCATTCGCTTCTGCCTCTACCCGATTAGCGTACTGTTTTTTTAACAACTCATTGTCGTCTAACAACCCCTGATTTGCTTTCTCGATCGTTTCCAAACGTACGTTTAATTTGTCGATCAGGGGGTTCACTTCTTCAATCGTTTTCGTTTTCGCAGCCTCCTGGATCTGGTCGATCAGATTCTGAGACTCTTTTGTTAAGTTTTCAAATGGCATTATATACCACCTTTCAATAAATTCTGGAACGGATCACTCGTTCCGCTCTCTTTCATCGTAAACATCTGTTTTATAACGTCGTCAATGCCTAACACCTTATCATTAACGTTTGGAGCCAGTACGTTATTGTCAGGGTTTTCCCGCATTTTCCGTACAATTTCGTCTGCCAAACATTTCACACGTTTTTCGGTATCTGTTAAAACTGCGGTTGGATCTATCATATCCTGCATCATTTGCACTGCATCTGGATATGCTGGCAATCCAACCGCAGAGAGCTCTAGGAACTCTAATTTCGTCGTAAGAAAGTCTGGTGTCGGACTCCCTTGATGTCGAACCATATAGTCCCTAAATACGTCTGTATTTTGGTCCCATTCTGTTTCTTTTCTGTAGTAACTGATCGACACTGCTAACAATCCATGTTCTACCAACACACCAACCCAGTCTGCTAACCAGTTGCCCTCATTTGTTAGGACCTTAATATCAAAATATTTCTGAAAGTTTTCCGTGTTGCCCCAGCCTGTTACTTTCCCAATCACGTTTGATACGTTATTCTCATGATTAGCCAGGAACACTGGGTGTTTTTCAAAATTCCTGAAGTCATACGCCCCTAATAAGATGGCTTCTCCATCTCTATCAACTCGCTCACCACTTCCTACAATCCTCACCTCGTTCAACGGTTTTGTCGCTTTTCTCTCTATAACCGTAACGTCTATCTCTTTCGTAATTTTATCGTTTGGATCGATGTCTTTCTTACTAATTTTCATTGTTTTCTCCTATCGTACGTCTCTACCGAATATCAGTGAACATCCACAATTTACAACCTGCTCTGCTGGTCCATCTCCTGGCCCATACATGGGTGTACCACCTATCTCAAAATCAGCATCAATGGGTATCCAATCACCCTCTGCTGCAACGTGCTCCTCTCTAGGATTTGTCATATTCCCTGAATGGAGCCAGCTCTTCATATCCATACTCGCTTGTTTCGCTCCCTCCGTTGCTGCATGTGTATATGCCGTTGTGGACTCTGTTCTTGCTATTGCCTGGACCCTGTGGTGTAACCAACTATCGTATTTGTGAGACACTGCATTGTGCACTCGTTTTGCCGTTTCATTGATCCCTAAGCCTTCTTCGTATATCTCTGCAAGAACTTTTTTGATTTCATTGTGTATCATTGTCACGTCCGTACCATAAATATTGATAGAAAGCTTGTTGGCTTGGTCTTCGATCGCCCTGAGTACGTTTGGATTGTTTAACTCAAAACCTGGCGTCGCATACTCTGGCATAATACTCTCGTCATGTAATAATTCTTCCATAAGGCGGTCTAGTTCATCCGGGCTTAGCTTATTACGTTTCTCGTCTAGATCTCCGTAGGCACTCTTATATAAAATGAAGGTCCCCTGCCCTATGTCATAATAAATGTGAGGTAACATACTTTTCCCAATGCTTATTATATATTTCCCAAACTTTTTATCGACACTTACGTTTTCAAGATCTCTAGTCGTTTCCGCATTTTCTATTTTCGCTAGCACATCTTTTTTTTGCGCCTTGTAATATTTCTCCATCTGCCTTGCTATAATTTTTTCCGAATTCGATCGTCTTTTTTCTGCGTCATCGAGTGCCATCGCAACATCCACAGGATACCCTTTTGTATTCTTGACTTGTACAACTTGTAGTTTGGGTAACCCGAACACTTGTTTTTCTCCGGTTTCTTCTTTTACTGGCTGCATATTCATCGGTTTATCACCCCAAGGCACGTGGGGCATAAATAACTGGTCCCTTACGTCATTTACTGTATATACACCATATTTAACGTACTCTAACAATGCCTTATTCGTTTCTCGATTTATCTTTGAGAAAGTAAGGTCCTTATGGTACTCATACTCGTATCTTCCTGCTATACCAAGCAGGGGTAATAATCGTAAATTGATCTCGTCTGCTATCGATTCGCAATACACACGTATGGTTCCTGTAAAATACGATGTTATTACGTCTTCTTCTTTACCCCAGCCCGCATCTCTTATACCAAGTAACGGAGGTGGTACACCCGTCATCATGCAAGCCTTTTTAATTGCTATCGTATCTCCTGAACCTTCATTCTTCTTGAAGTCACTAGGGTTCATTGTGATCGTTTTCAACTCTAAGTCTTTTGGAAATATAGGTATGGATCCTGCATTTTTGGATCCACTATACTCGTGAGCCAGCTGCGCCTTTATATTGTCTTTTTCTTGGTCATTCAGTATCCCTTCTGATATTAAATATGCTCCTGAAAAGAGCCCTCGTCTAAAAAACTTTAGTTCCATAACTGCCTGTTGGTAATCGATATTTAATTGGTTGTAATACCCTTCCGTCAAAAGAGATGCCCCCGTAGCGGTCAAAGTAGGAGCCATATTTCGTATGATTACACAATCTGTATAGTGCACATGCTGTGTTGTTTGCAACGTCCTGTTTCTCCAATCAAAGAAACCTTTTTCACCTCTTGTAATGTCACTCGGATCAACAAGCCACAATATTTTTTCTGATCGTTCATACCAAAATATGCCGTAGCCATGTAGCTCCATAAGGTGGTATAAACTATATATTGTTTTCTTCCATGTATAATGGTAGTTAAACTTTTCTAAAGTTTGCTGCATAGCTACTGGGACTCCCGATATGTACGTTGCGTTCTTCTTCAAGCAAGCCTGTAAATACATAGAATTCGCATATGCGGTTTTCGGGTCTGTGATATTGTCCACTGTATAGGTTTTTAGGAGATCGTAGGGATTCCCTACACCCAACATTTTACGTACACTTCCAACAATTTTCTTTTGAATCGTTTGCAGTGTTGTCATACTTGTGTTATAACCTTACTTTTTTTAATGTCAAGTTTATACCTATAAAATAAATCACAAGGATCACCTCTTTAGTTTAATTTACTTTAGTTTAATTTACTTTACTTTACTTTAATTTGTGTACTAAAAACAGTGTTTATATCAGTGCGACTGTAATTACTACGGTATAACCATCAATGTCACTCTAGTTAATACCGTAATAACTCTAGTTAATACCGTAATAACTACACGAATTGGATGATAGGAGACGTCTTATTGTATTCGCTATAAACCCCATATCGTATGGCATCCATTGCGTGGTCATTTAGTTTTAACGGTTCATCTAACGTGATATTGTTCACTTCTTTCCAACGATACCCAGATATTTCTTTCACCACGTTTTCGGCTTCCGGCTCAATCATTATTTTGTATGTCTGTACTGCCATAATCCCATCGGTTACTCGTTTTTTTGCTACACGAATATTAAAACCGGCTCTCCGTATTTCTTTTATCCTGTCGGGTTCAGCTGGGTCAGCCCATATTGTGAGATGTCGTGGTACGTTCGCTTCTTTCAATCTCCTTATTATATCTTGGTTCGACATGTTTGTTTCGTAGCAAATTTCTTTTACGTAAAGATGTTCATTTTTTTCCGCCATCATAATGATCGCTGTCGGGTTTGTGGCTCCAAAGTCTAGCCCTATGTAAACTTTATAACCTTCCGTATCTTCGGGGTATTGACCGACCTTCCAGCGTTTGTAAATAACACCTTCTGTTGCTCCCCATTTCCCTTCTGAATATACTTCCCATAAATGTGGTGCATACTCTTTCAGCTCCGATATGGATCGTAGGTATTCTTTGGATAAATAAGGATTGTTCCTCCACGTGGAATGTAGTAAAACATATGGTACATTTGTGTCGATAAGATTTACTTTGACCCAGTTATACTTATTAACAGGGTTAAAGCTTACTATGATTTGGTTTTTATCATCCTCGTTTGGTTTTCTGTTTCTCAACTTAACTTGGGTAAAGGTGTTGATGTTAAGCTCGGTTCCCTCTTCTAACCACCAATAGTTTGCGTTTATAGATTTTAGTTTTGCTGGATCATCAAGTTGCATGAAGATAATTTTGTTCCCGTGATAAGTTAGATAGTTTTCACTTTTTTGTGGTTTATACGGGAGGTTCGCCTCTTCTAGTCTAGATAAAATTTCTAGCTTGGCAGACAACTTAAGAGAGGGCATTGTTCTACGTGATACAACTAGAGTTTTACCTGTCTCATGTAGAAGTTTGTGATACACCCAGTATTGAGAGATCGCATAACTTTTACCAGAACCAGCACCACCAAGCAAGAGAAGCAGTTCGCTGTGTTTGTATTTAATGATTTTGTCATAGACTGGTGTTACTGTATATTTCATCTCCATTTGATGTTTTTCAACAGTTTTCTTCTATTTGCTCAGATCGTTCTGGTTGTTTTATTGTTTCGTCTTCTATATCTTCGTTGGCGTTGCAAGCATCAGAACCGGTGTGAATGATTTTTATGGTGTCTGGAAATCCCACGATTTCATCATATCTACTGTTGTCGTTTTGCCCAAGTTCTACTTTCCCCAGGAAGATCAACATTGTTGAGTTGGGCTTTATTTTCCCCTCCCCCATGGCAACTTCCCATTGTTTTTGTCGTAGTTGTATTTTTCTTTTTGATGTTTTCTGTGCTTTTAACTGTGTAAATGTTTTGTCGTAGTTTTTCCTTATTACATTCTCTAAATGGGTTACTGA